TTTCTATAAGTTTGACACTGGTTGCCCCCGTCGCTTTGGGGCGCTTGCCGGGTATATTGAGGGAGGTCTGCTCGTAGCTAGTAGTTAGCAAGTCTTTGAGGATGGCGTTGATCTTGTCTAGTTCAAACACCCCACCAGCCACTTTGATAACCACTTTACGAGGTTTCTCTTGCTTGTAGTTGTTGGTGTCAGGAACCCTTAAAACCCTTGCCGCATCGCCTGTAACTCCGAAGTCAATACGTAGCCCTTCCTGTTTGCAAAGACGCTTCAGATTCTCCGCTACGGGCTTCCAAATGGCAATATCTACTTCTTCAGTCAGGGGCCAATAAACGTGTAGTCCACCACCACTAGATAAGATGTATGGGGTTCCAAGGTCAGCTAACGAAGTTGTAGACAAAAAGGAGTCCAGCGCCGCCGCAGCTTCGTTCTTATTAGAATAATCCTTTCCTTCGCCACAATCAATGTCTAAAAATAGTGACTTGATTTTGGATGCGTTCTCTGCTACACGCTTGCCCGATTCTTTAAAACTGGCTAGCGCATAAAACGCATTGAGTCCTCGGCTATCAAACTGCATAGCCTCTTTGTACAGAGCATCAATCGACTCAACAAACTTATGCTCCTTCTTGGCTGTACTTAATTCACAAGAGCAGTAATACCCCGATGACGGTAGCACAGTCGCTAGGAAATCTTGCGACTTCATAATTGCCCCTTAGTGATATTTAGTTAGTCTTGCTTGCAAAACGCTTGGTAAGTTCTTCTTGAAAAGTCAAAGGCAAAAAGCCTCGTTCTTCCATAAAGCGTTGCGAAAAATTAGCTAACTCTTTGTCACTAAGGATACGTGGTTCAATAACTGTTTCTATTTTTTGTTGCATTTTCTCATTGCCTCTTCTGATGTTGCGCTAGATGCTAGGATAGTTAATAAATTCTCTACGCTTTTACGATATGCTGGCGACACTTCGGAACCGCCGAACCAGTTATAAATTGATTGTCTTGTTGCGCCTGTATATTCTGCAATTTTTATTACAGGGAAGTCCAACTTAATAGCCCAACGACCTAGTTGATTACCTAGCGTCTTTGGGGCGCTTGATGTTGTTTGTCTTATTGTTTCTGAATACGGCATAGTTTTCTCGTTAGTTAGGATGGGGTACTCACGCAATGTGAAGGAGCCGTCATGAATAAACGGACGTACAGGCTGTTTAAGGTCGCCGAGCCGACCTGCGCTTTCCCCCAAAACATTACTCGTCGTCTGTTTCCCACTCGCCAATAACTTCGGCTAGCTTGCCTGTTTTCTTGGCTGGCACTGCGTTGGGTTTAACGGCGGGTTTACGTTTCTCAGGTTCATCAACCTCATCAGAGGCTTCTACCTTAACTGGCTTCTTGCCTTCTAATGCTAACGGAGTATCTGCTTTTTTAGCCACGCTCATTGTAATAGCTTGCTTGGCTTCAGTAGATTGACCCTTTTTAGAGCAAATCTCATACTCATCATCAGTCAACCAACGCTGTGGTTGGAAGAACAACTTGGGTACTGCGGCTTTAGTATCAAAGCGTAAACGAGTTACCAAAGTTTCAGGGTTAATGCTCTGTGCCGCTAAGTAACGTGCGTATGCCTGTAGTGGGCGCTTGTCACCATCTTCCTTACCAAAAATAGAAGTGGCGGCTAGGGTTAACTGCATAATGTCGCCATCCATATCGTTAGCCAATACAACTGCTAAGCGTTGGCTAAAACGGCAAGCACGAGAATCACCTTGACCTGAACCCTTGGCATTTTGTGGGCAAGTAGCGCATGAATCAGATTGTGGCTCATCAATGCTTGCATCAGGTTTGTCACCATCAGCAGACCAGCAAGTAGGCGCAGAGGTAGCGCCTTCCTCGTAAGTGCCAGCATAGAATGTGCGGCTGATTTTTGGTGCGGCTTGAACAATGACCACGTCAAGATGACGATCATCAATAGATGCAACTTCTTTACCGCCAGCGACCAAGCGGAATACACCGCCCTTTGTTGAAATACGTTTTGTTGATGACCCTACGCCACCGGCAAGACTCTTAGCTAATGATGATAATTCTGCACTCTTAGCAAAGGCAGGCAGTTTTGAGGGGTTAAATGTTGTCAGTTCAGACATTTGTTACTTCTCCTTTTAAAAATTCGTAATACATTTGGGCTGTTGCTAGTACATCTTCTGAGTTTGATTTAAGGGCTAAATCTAATGCTGTTGCTCTTAATTGAAAATCGGATGGTTCCATTTTCTTTCCTTAAGTTGTTGGTTTAGTTACGGTTACGGTGTTTTCAGTTAAAGAAGATAACCCCGCCGGAACCTTTCCGGGATTTTCTTCCAAGAATAAAGCCATATTCTTTTGTGCAATTCTTTGCTCAAACAATTCTAATGCGTCGTGTTCTAACACAAACGTCTTAAATGAATCCCAATCGTCTGTGTAGTACCTTGTCTTAGTAGATAGGGAGATGTTGCCGCCTTCTGTCTTAACAGACTTGACACCGAGTTCACGCATTTGATCTTTCATAGCGTTCTTGATTTCAGCTTTCTGTTCTTCCAGCCTATCTAATTGTTTTTGCATTTCTTGCGCTTTTAGATATATCTTGCGATACACCTTTGCTAAAGTTTCTAGCGGTACTACTTCGTTTTCTTCTGACATTTTAATTTCTCCTTTCAATGCCTTTGTCAAATACTTTACATCTACAGCGGTGCAAACATAACCCAATATAGGGTTTTTACTTATCCGTTAATCTCTTCTTTATACAAGCTTAACAGAATGTCGTGTCCTCTTACCCGTTTTTCTAGTTGGGCGAACATCTTTTTTTCTATCTCGCTACCTTGTAAGTGTATCACAGTTACTTTCGTGGAATCCTGACCAATTCGGTCTGCACGAGCAATACATTGAAGGTAGGTTTCTACGGACATAACTGGTCCATAAAAGACTACAGTATCAGCCGCAGTAAGCGTAACGCCATGAGATGCGGCTTGGGGTTGAACTACTAAAATACGGGGGTCAGGAAGCGTTTGGAAGCGTTTAAAGATGTCTGTACGTTTGGATACCCCTACGTCCCCATGCACAACTTCAGAGGCTATATTGTGCTTTAAAAGGTGCGTATGAATGGTTTCTATACTGTGTCTAAACGGCGCAAAGACAAGCACTTTGCGGTTGGTTTCCTCTAGTACTTCCAGTAGTACTTGTAAGCGTGGAGCGCAATCAAACTCTACAACTTCGTGGTCATCTGTGTATGCCGCACCAGCGCTGATTTGAAGAAGCTTGCTAACACCAGCCGCCGCATTAACTGCGGTAATCGTTTCTCCAGCCGCTTGCATAACCATCTTATCTTTCAACTGCCTGTAGTATTTAACTTGCTGTGAAGTCAGCGGTATCTCTCGGGTTTCTGTAAGGACTGGTGGTAGGTCTGTACATTCTTCCTTAGTAAATCTAATTGCTGGTTGTAGTGCATCAAATACTGCTTCAGCCGCACCCTTCTTTGGAACCCATTTGAACTGTGTAAGTTTTTGCATAGTCTTGTCACGCCATGCAGTAGCGAACTTAGGCACGCCACCGGGATTAACTAGTCTTGCTAAACCATACGCATCTACAGGCGATTGAGAAGCTGGTGTTCCCGTCATCATCCAAAGCATTGTGTCAGGCTTAAGTATTTTGTTAAGTGATTTCCAGCGTTTAGTAGATGTGTTCTTGTATGCGTTAGCTTCGTCAACAATGATTAAGTCAAACTTGCCGTTGGCAACTACTTCATCCGCAATAAGATTCAAGCCGTCATAGTTCACTACAACAAACTCGTAACTACCCTGAACCATTTCTATACGGCGAGTAGCTTGCGCATGATGAGCCACCACAATCGAGCGATGAATAATACTCTTACCAACACCATTCATCCAAGCATCGTGCATGATAGATAGAGGGCAGAGGATAAGACAACGACGCACAAGTCCTAACTTCATTAAGTAGTCAGCCGCCCATAGTGCGCTAAGGGTTTTCCCTGTGCCGGGGTCGTTAAATACAAAGGCTCTGCGGTTAAGAGTTAAGAACTCTGCGGTATCTTCTTGGTGTGCAAACGGCTTATACATACCGGGCCAGTTATACCTAGCGCGTATGGGGGAAGGTGCATTTTTAACGCCTAAATTGCGTAACACACGCACTTCGTCTAGTCCCCACTTAACTGCAACTTTATGTATGCTGCCGTTTGATTCCACAATGGCATGGTTAGGTATGACTGAGTATTTTTCAGGGCTGCGTGTATTAAATACCAGCGCTTTGTTTTGTACGATTTCCATTACACCATCCTGTAGGTTATGCCTGAGTTACCATCGGGTGCGGTAACAAGTCTGTGAGATTCAATAAGATTGGCTGTAACCAAACGCATGAATGTGTGACTCCAAAAAGGGTCTTCTTTAATCTCTTCGGAAGTAACCCAGTTGTTGCCCCACTTAGCTAACCACATAGCTTCAAGCGTAGCTATCGGAGTATCAAAAGTTGGCGATGCTTCAGTAAAGACTTTGCCAAAGTCCTCAAACATATCTCGTAGTAATTCCATGTTTTCCTTTCGTTGTTGTCAGTATTATTTTTTGTTATCTGACATATTGGCTTTGGGAGATCGTAGTCTTAGGTTGCCCTTTGTTGACTTGCCTCCCGTTTTTAAAGGCTTGATGTGGTCAATGTGTTTGCCCTTGCGGTCAACGCCTTCTTTGTCATATTTTCTACGGGCTTTTTGTCTTTCTAACTGATCTTCAGTTTCGCCTGTTTTCTTTTGCAGTTTGTATGCGTGTTTGAAGTCACGCTTGCCATTTACTTGAGTCATATTAGTCCTAGTGCTTGGGGTTAAATTCACAAGTCTTGACCTGACACCAACCGCATAGGGGTGTGCTTGTAGGATTCCAAACACCATTTGCATGGCTGGCTTCCAGTCTAGCTACCCTTTCCCTATACAACTGCCAGTGAAAGTCTTTCTCGTCTAACATCATTTTAGACTTAACCATACTATTTTTCACCACGAAAAGCAATGATGAGTTTACTTGCCGGATATGGGGGAAATGCGCAAACACCATCAGGGACATCAGGATTAGCTGGTCACGATCAGGATACTTGTCGTTGCCTGTTTTGTAATCAACTACCCAAGCCTTCAGCCCATCGTCATCTATGATAACTAAGTCAGCGATTCCTCTAGCCCAAACGTCTTCGGCATCGAACGCACAGGGGGAAAGATCAACCCGAACACCCATCTCCAACTCAGGCAGTTTCCTACCCTTAATCTTCATAAGTTGTTCTAGAATCGGCTCCATAAAAGAAAATTCCGGGGGTATAGGCGTATTCTTTTTAACATACAACTCAGCCGCTTCATGCACTTGCTTGCCGTAGCGTGTGTGAACTGTATCTTGAAAAGGGTAGTTCTTTAATACCTTGACTTCGTAGAACCGCCTAGCACAACCTTCGTAATCTTTTAACCCACTGTGTGACCATTTAATGCTCATTGTATTTATACCTTTTCCAAAATTCAAACATGCTTACTACGTTTGAAATATCAGCAGTTGCATGCGTTTTAGGAAGCATACCCATGCGAGGCGGAAGACCAGCTTCTATTTCATTCCACGTAAACAACCCATGCTCAATCTTTACAGGAAAGCCAGCTATCTGCATTACATCTAAATACGCTTGTTGTTCGTCGGTCAAACTCACTTATCATCTCCGTATCGTTTAGCGCTACTTACTTCTGCATCTAATGGAATACCCGCCATATAGTGCGGCTCCATGACCATCTGCGCCAAGACCCAGTTTTCAGCTTCAGTAGCTTCTTCCTCAGGGACTAGCGCAACAACTTCATCATGAACTGTTAGCACGCATGGGTATCTTTCTTGAATACGCAACATACCATCAGTCATCACACAACGAGCCACAGCCTGAACGATGTTTTCTACTAGCTTACCGCCATATAGTTTCTTCTCGTCAGGACCATAAGACCACTGCATTCTACCTTTAGTGTCCGGTGTGCCTTTAATACTTGGGTAACGCAAAGCCAAACCACTAGGTAGTATTATACGCTCCTTTTCAAATATTAGACACTTGTATTCGTATGGTTTGCCTTCGGATAAACTGTAAGGTATGAGTGAGTTACACAATTCCCAAAAGCTAACTACTGGCTGAGCCGCATAGCGATACTTGTTAATGATTTCTCGTGCCGCTAAGCAATGGATTAGTAATTCTTTCTCCGAGCAGGTATGCGGTATATTGTGCATCATTTCTACGTTGCGCTCCCAACCAAGGAAGTCCTCGATAGTTTGCTCAGTTACCCCAAGTTGTTTAGCAAACTCTTTGTCGTATAGCGTAGGGGGTGCGCCTAGGAATCCAGTAAGTAGT